GATATGATTGTGGGCTGTTTTGAGGCGGCTACTGGTCGCACGTTTAATTCGTACTGCGATCTGAAGCAGACTATCCATGGTGCGATATTGAGCCATGGTCGGCTGATGAAGACTAAGGGCATGATCGAGGCTAATGAGAATACTGGTAAACTGATCGAGGGGGTGTTCGGTAATGACTAAAGTATTGGATAGAACTATCGCGGTTGAGTACTCGCCCAGCCGTGATGAATGGGCAGAAATTTGCGAAGCTATCTGGGTTGGTGCGCTCGAAGGTGGATCGAACCACTGGATCAATTACATCCTCACTGGTGGGCATGTGTTGAAGTCTGGGTTCGATGTTGTGGACTCTAACTTTGAGATCGTAATCCACATTAATGGTGAAGAGGACGAGATCCCAACATATCGAAAAGCATTTGACGTGATTTTTGAGGGTATCAAAAGACTTGATCCAAAGCGTCAGCGCATGGCGTTGACTGTCGATGAGTTGGGTCAGTTGGATGCCAATGATTATGACTATATCATCCAGTTGGGTGTATTTGGCAAGGAGGTGTATTGCTAATGGCTAAGACATACGAAGTTGAAATCGTGGCCGCTATATCTAAGAAGATTGAGGTCGTGGCTGACTCCAAGGATCATGCTGAAGAGTTGGCGCATGAGATGTTTCATCAGCAGTGGGATGATGGAACATGGAAATCGAGCAAGGGCCTGACCGATATGTATGATCAGGACACTTATGAAATTGAGGAGATTGGGTAATGAGTATTACATATAAAGCTATTGATCCTGAGTCTGGGATCCGGTGGTGCGTTCGCATGGTGTTCATTGGAGATCAGTACGGTCGCAATCATTGCCTGACCTATGGCGACAAGGAATACGAACAGGACAAGCATGATGACCCATTGATCGAGTTCTACGATATGGACTCTGGCGCGGCGGCTATCATGCGTAATTCTGACGACAAGACTGAAGCCTATCTGGCTGAAGAGTATGGTCAGTTTGTGGGTCGGTATTATTGGTCTAGTCTGAAGTTCGAGGGTGTTCTTAGGTGCAAGACTCTGACTGACTGGTCGAAGCGCGGACTCAATCTGCATGGCGGCGTGGATCGGTGGTCGGTATCGAGCGAGTTCATGGTCGATGCCATGGCGGCGGTTGAAGCTGAACTGGCTGACAGGGCAGAGCTTGAGCGAAGGGAGATGCAGGATGCCTAAGTTTAGAGTGAATGTGTGTGAAACTGTTTGGTATCGCTACAGTGTCGAGGCTGATACTGAGGAAGCGGCCGAAGATAAAGCCAGAAACATTTGGTTCAACGATGGCGATGAAGCCGTGGATCATGGCGAGTGGCTGAAATGGCGACAGGATGTTGAATTTAGCGGCGAGGTCGATGATTTCTCTTTAGAAAAGGAGGAGGATGAAGATGATGAGGATCAATCTTTTTCTGTGGGAACAAGAGGAAGACCACGTTGTGATGGCAAATTGGTGCTATCGCCTGTCGAAAAGGAGCGGCTTATCCGCTACTTTTGGACAGAGGCACACCCTGACTGGATAGAAAACTGGCTACCAAAGGATGTAGACCCATTAACCGGACTCTATAACAGCGACTCTGACCATGAGGGTGAGGAGTACGAGGAAATGCACTGGGACGGCATCCAATTTGAAGAGGGTGGCAGGATGTTTGATCTATGTATGCATTTTGTAGATGGCAAACAGTGGGCTGAAGTCTATGAGTGCTATCGGGTGGGTGACAACTGGAACACAAGCACACAGAAAGTGTGGCTAATGCATGAGGAGTTAGAGCATGATAACGCTTGAACTGACGCAGGTGGATCACCTGACAGGCCGCGATGCGGAAAAAATATTTTTGGTCGGAGACAGGTTCGCTGTCTCTGAGCGGACGATCCGGTGGGGCGAGACTGAGCGCACGGTGACCGTGGTCAATGATGGGTTGAACCGTCATGATGGACACTTTGTTGCAGAGTCCTATCAGGACGTGAAGGATCACATTTTTGCAATGGTGAGGTCGGCATCATGACCCAGTACAAAGCATATGTGACGGTGTATCACTGCATCAGGGATATCGAGGCAGACAGTCTGGAAGAGGCAAAGAAGAAAGCCTCTGAGGACTACATCTGGGACGATCATATTATGTCGTGTGTTATTGACGTTGAGGAGAATGATTAATGACAAAGCTACAAAAAATTTATCGTGTCTTGAGGGAGGCCGGACTTTCTAAAGAGGATGCATCCTATGCCGCAAGGCGTTTGATATCTCTTAGACATTCCGCTGGCATTGGTGAGTCCTGATGACAAAACTGCAAACCAACAAGCAGGTCATTGTTCATACGATTGCCATTCGTAAGCCTGTACTATCGAGGCAAATGCATCTTAGAATAAACAATCGGGCATGGCTGAAGGGGGCCATGTCCAGACCAATAATCATAAGGAGATCGCGTGATGTTTGAGGATGATCCAAGAGCCGATGACTTCGATCGGCACGGCACGTTTCGTAGAGTCGAGACTCATATATTTTCGGGCGTTGGCTTATCGTCCCTGTTTAAATCCGGCAAGGGCGAGGATCTGTGGGGCTATGAGGAGCGCACTATCAGGAACGCTAAGAAGGCGGCTGGTACATTTTTCAAGGAGACTGCACATGGGTAAGTGGACAAAGAAATCTAATGCGCCTCATCCGATTACACGCATGTATCATGGGTGTGAAAAAACATGGCGCATAGGTGCAGGAATCACCAAGGCTGAGATCAAGGCCAACAAACTTCCTGATGTGCCAGAGATTGAGTTTAACGAGTTCTTTGACTCTATACCCAATCTGCTACGCACACCAAACAATGTCAGCACGAGGCTACGAGCCGACTGCAATAAGATATTTGACATATCAGGTGACAATTACACCAAGGGCAGTAAGAGCACTTATTGGACTACTGACACATACAGCAAACATGTTTTGAACGTGGGCTTCCCAGCGTATAGATGGTTGGGGTGGTCGTTGATTGGGAAGGTTTATGTCCGGCCACTTGGTGCAAAGATATTGTTGAGTTATTTGAAACATGTCGGAGCGCATTGGTATTTTGACGGTAGCAAAGATTTGTCTGTCATTAGGAAACATGCCAAAGCTTTGGATCGTCTGATGAAGGAGGCCGCATAATGGGTAGAGTTAAAGCAATGATGATGGATCTCGAAGAGAAGTTCGAGGAGAAAGCTGTCATGGTGGCTGATGATTGTGAGACGTGGCACGAGTTCTCTGCCAAGATGGAGAGTCACATGGATCTTGTAAATCACATGGGTCTTGATGATGTGATGAACATGTTGGCTGAGATCTGGACTGAGCATCAGGAGTCGACAGGTAAAGATGACTGAGGCAAAGGACAAGATTACAGCAGGCAAGCTGATACAGGATATGTTGCGTGAGTTCGAGTCCATGGATCTGGACGTTGACTTCGCATCCTATCTGTTGATGTCCGCAGGGCTGACGTTGGCTATGCAAAACAATATGGGCAACACGCCTGAACTGATGCGATTGATGACTGCATCGATGGTGTGTGCCTCTAACAATCTAACTGACGAAGAGGATGAGACATGTCATTAGAAAAATATGTAATCGTATTCGATACCATATGTGACGGCTGGCAAGCCGTAATGGACGGTGAAGACACCCCTGCCCTGTTTGATACCAAAGAAGAGGCAGAGGAGGAAATCATGAACGACTTTGAGCAACTTAGACGCAACCAGATCGAGTCTGGTATGGAACCTGATGAAGAACCAGATGAGTTCGCAATTCCACTGTCGTTATACACAAAAGGTCGCAAGGTAATATTCAAATGATCATTGAAGGGGATGGATCATGGGGCAAGGCCATCGAGGATGGCCGCTGTCCAAGGTGCGAGGCTCGAGTCACTATTAGCGGTGAGTCGCAGGCTAGGTGCACGTCCTGTGGTCTGATGATCGGTTACAACTCAGCAAAGGAGGAGTCAATGCTGACAGAGTCGGAAGCAACACCCATCGAGGAGATGGACTGGTCTGATGCAGTTCAACTGATCGAAGGAGTCGTGAACGAAGAGATAGCGTGGTTAGAGTCGCAGAACAAGGTGCGGTGCAAAATGGAAGGCGTAAAGAATTCGCCAGAGGGCGATAGGGCTATGAAGGTAGCCTTGGCGTGGCACAGGATCTTGAGGGGGTAGTGATGAGTGATACAAAGTCGATGGACAAAGTCATACGCATTCTGGACGATGAGTTGACATTACTCATGGACTCAGGGCTATATCGCGAGGCAGAGAAGACTCGAAAGAGGCTCGAAGTCTACATGGATATGCGTAACAAAGCGAAGGTGGCTTTGGCAAAGTTGCGAGGGGAATAAGCAAGGGGCGATTATGAAATTCAAATATAAGACTCAGCCGTATGAGCATCAGCGCATTGCGCTCGAGCGTTCATACGATAAGATAAACTACGCTTATTTCATGGAGATGGGCTGTGGTAAATCAAAAGTTCTTATCGACAACATGGCATGGCTGTACGAAAACAAAAAGATCGACACCGCTATTGTCGTTGCACCCAAAGGTGTTTATCGCAATTGGCAAACGTCGGAGATCCCAGCCCACCTGCACGACGACATTGAACGTGAGGTTTATGTTTGGAATCCGAACCCGAACAAGACTCAGAAAGAACACCTCGTATCAGGTATCAAGGAGCGTGGTAAGCTCCGCATCCTGCTGGTCAACGTGGAGGGATTTGCAACAACAAAACTCAAAGCGTTCGTGGAGAAGTTTGTTCGAGACTCGACTTTCCTACTTGCGGTTGATGAGTCAACAACTATTAAGAACCCGAAAGCCAAACGGACTAAGGCTCTGGTTGCACTTGGTAAAGCAGCATCGTTTCGGCGTATACTTACCGGATCGCCCGTTACGAAATCGCCGATGGATCTATACGCGCAATGTGGATTCATGGACAAAGCCCTGCTTGGATTCGAGTCGTTCTATTCATTCCAAGGGCGGTATGCCATCACACGCACACAGCGCATGGGTGGGCACAGCTTCCAGCAGATCGTCGGGTACAGAAATCTCGATGAACTTAGCACCAAGCTCGAAAAGTTTTCGTATCGAGTCACAAAGGACGAAGCTCTCGATCTACCCGACAAGATCTACACAGTCCGGCACGTCAGCCTGACCGACGATCAGATCAAACACTACATGTCACTGAAGAATGCGGCTATTGCATTGCTAGATGATGGTGATCTGGTGTCGGCTCCGGCAGTGATGACACAGTTGCTCAGACTCCAGCAGGTATTGTGTGGGCACCTGATGACAGACGATGGCGATCTGGTAGAGTTCAAGACCAGACGTATCGATGCCTTGCTCGAGACAATCGAGGAGATGTCCGGCGGCGTGATCATCTGGTCGAGGTTCCGGTATGACATACGCAACATCGAGGCCGCACTGAAGAAGGCATACGGTGATGACTCGACAGTAAACTATTACGGTGACACATCCGACAGCGACAGAGAACTGGCGATCAAAAGATTCCAGGACCAAGATGCCAGATTCTTCGTGGGCAACCCACAGACCGCAGGCAAGGGTCTGACTCTGAACGCCGCATCGAACGTGATCTATTACGCAAATGACTTCAACCTCGAAAGCAGGGTGCAGTCGGAGGATCGATGCCATCGTATCGGTCAGAAGAATACAGTGACCTATGTTGATTTCGTATCGAAGGGCACGGTCGATGAGCATATTGTTAAGACTCTTCGAGCCAAGATCGATCTGTCAGCAAAGACGCTGGGTGAAGAGGCAAGACAGTGGCTCGAGCTATCACCGAAAAAAGAATAAAAAAAATTGGGACCGAAACGTCAGTTTGAGAAAAAATTGTGTTAGTATTAATTAACTGGAAATTTACTATTGAACATTTGACAGTTCGTTATTACTTAGGATAAAGATGGATAACTCGTCCATACATAGGAGAAGAAAATGGATACGAAGAAGTTTAAGTCAGTAGCAGTTCCGGTTGATGTCTACGAGAAGCTGCATGCAATCGCAGAGTTTGAACACAGAAGCGTTCCGATGCAGTTGTCATACATGGTGAGAGACTTAGATCACACAGTATCTAGAACACGGTACAGCGGTGTGAAGAAAGACAAGTCTTTCAAATATAAAACTAAAGAAAAGCATGTTGCTGAAATGGAGAACTAAATGCGTGAAGGTCCTTGTAAACCTGTTATGAAGCCCGACGTTAGCAAAGAGCTAAGTCATGAGGTTAATTGCTATAATTGCCAGCGGCCTGCCACTAGGCAGACTAAAGAGTTTTATGGTGAGAAGCCCGGTGAGAAGTACTATGGGAACCTCGAGATTAAGAGCGAGATCCCCAGAGTGGGTGGTGATAAGAAGATTTATTATACCTACGTTTGCTATACGGGTAAGTATGTGATGAAGTTTGGAAACTTCTGTTGCGGGGACTGTGCGTTAGTATGGGCTAATCGAGAGATCGAGAAGCGTAGAGAGAACCGTCGTTGTGCCAGATCAACGGCGACTATTGGAGATGTCGTCTCTTCCGAACAAAAAGAGAAGATGGAAAAGATGGCGAATAAAAGCTGGCTTAGAAACTAGAGAGGAGTCTAGAAATGAGCGCAATAAAAGATATGTTGGTTGCAGCATTTGATTTGTTTGAGTTAGACGCTGATACTTTAACTGAAGAGGAGTTCGTTGCCAAACATGGCGAACTGGTCAGGTTAGGTAAGCATGAGGTGATAATTCCCAGAGATTGGTATAGGAATCATCAGTATAACAAGTATGCTCCTGATGAGCCGCTCGAGGCACCACTTGACTAACTGAATTGCAGGCTGTACGGTCTGCAACATACCCGAAGGGGTTAAACTTTAAAGTAGGAGGTAGGAAGATGAGCGATATATTCTCGCTAATGGATGAGGAGGTCGATGCCCAAAAGTTCGACAAGGTGAGCCAAGAGAAGGGTAGTACGCTATCAACTCTGGTTCGTCAGTCTATGGAGATCGATGAGGAAATTGCTGCAACAGAGCAGCAACTCAAGAATCTCAAATTCCGTAAAAGAAAAGTCAACGAAGAGGACATACCTGCTCTCATGAACGAGATGGGTATGGACAGCATTGAAGTTGATGGCAACAAGGTGAAGCTACGCCAGTTTGTTCACGCTAGAATAAACGATGACAAACGTGATGAGGCTTTTGCTTGGATACGTTCCATCGGCGAAGGTGACATTATCAAAAATGATGTGACCGTGTCCTTTAATGCAGGACAGGATAATGTGGCAGGAGCCGTCGTTGATGAACTCCGAACCAAGGGGCTTGATCCTTCTCAGAAAACCTATGTCCACGCTCAGACTTTGAAAGCGTGGGTCAAAGGTCGGATCGAGAAGGGTAAAGAGATCGACTTCGACACGTTCGGTGTTCATGTTGGAAACGAAGCCAAGATATCGAGGAGCTAAGATCATGGCAAATGTAGCAAATGCAAAGTCCACTGCGGTGGCAAATCTAATGGATGACCTGTTTGATAGTCAGGGTCAGGGTATGGAGACTATTAGTGCAGAAGATATGCAGATTCCGTTTCTGCGTATTCTTCAGCCTTTGTCTCCGCAACTGTTGAAGACGGACCCGAAGTTTATTGAGGGTGCTTCGGCAGGTGATTTGTTTAATACGGTGACTAATCAGTACTGGGAGGGCGATAAGGGTCTTGTTGTGCTGATGTGTGCTTACACTACCAAGTTCTTGGAGTTTCAACTTCGTGACCATGGTGCTGGATTCATGGGTGAGTTAAGTGCTGATGATCCTGATATCCGTAAAACTGAACGGGATGGGGCCTTCGAGCTGTTACCAAACGGTAACGAACTTATTCGGTCTTCTCAGTTCCTTGTGCTGGCTGTCGATGATGATGGTTCGACGATCCAGATGATCTGCGACATGAAGAAGACTCAGGTAAAGATAGCCAAGCAGTGGAATACTCGCCGGGCTGGTCTGAAGATTCAGCATCCGCAGAAAGGCGCATTCAACCCACCTATGTGGGCTGTGCCGTGGAGACTTACCTCTGTTCAGGAGAGCAACGACAAAGGTTCGTGGTTCAACTACGCAGTGGCGCAGGAGGAGATGGATAGCGTAAAGCCTGAAGCGATCATGGAAGCCCGTGATCTGTATAATTCCTTCAGGGCTGGTGAGATTAAAACTGGAACTGGTGAGGAGAAGAGCACACTCGACTCTGACGACGTACCGTTTTAAACCTCTTGGGGTGTCGTTTTTTCATGATCATTTTTTTTGACGTCTTTGTAGGGTGGTCATGTGATAGTTGAATCATACAATATGCTTCAAAACCTTTCGCCGTTGTGACAATAGAGCAGCTAGACGCTTTATAAAGGGCAGGGTTTTGATGATGGTTTAACTCAAAAAATGTGTGGTTGGCATTTTTGCGGCACCCCAAACCAACAAGGGGAATACCCATGAGCTACTTACAACGGTTCATGGCTGCGTTTGAAGGTTTTGGTGCGGCACATGGACAGACACAGATATCGAATGAACGAAGGGCTGGCAAACAAAAGGCCAAGTCTGTCATCGTTCGCAAACCACTTACGGTCGAACTTATCGCTGGTCACCTCAAGGGCGAGGGCGGTGTGGGTTCGATACCGATCAATGAGAATAACGAGTGCAAGTTCGGTGCGTTAGACATCGATCAGTACCCACTTGATCTGGCTGCGATAGACAAGAAGCTACGGAAGATGGAAGTCCCGGCGGTGGTCTGTCGATCCAAGTCTGGTGGTGCACACATATTCTTTTTCTTTAAGACCTATATAAGTGCAGGAGAGTTTCGTGACAAAGCATCAGAGATTTCATCGTATCTTGGATACGGTGGCTGTGAGATATTCCCAAAGCAAGAACAGATTATTGTCGAGCGTGGTGATGTTGGGAACTTTATTAACCTTCCGTACTTTGATGCGAAACAGACGCTCCGTTATGCGATTAAAGAAGACGGAGAGCCTGCATCACTGAAAGAATTCTTGCAACTTGTCGATGGGAGGACTGTGGAGCCAGAGACGTTTGTTGGTTTGAGCTTTGGCAAGCAGATTGATGAGTTCAATGAATGGGCACCCTGCCTGAACTGTATGTTTGGGCAGGGTATACCCGAAGGTACACGCAATACAGTGATGTTTGCAGCAGCCGTGGGCTGCAAGAAAGAACAGCCAGACAACTGGAAGTCGAGGCTCGAGGAAATAAACAACAAGTTTTGTACGCCGCCTCTGCCAGCATCAGAGGTTGTGACGATCCAGACTCAGCATGAAAAGAAAGAGTATGGTTTCCCGTGTGATCAGGAGCCGCTCAAAAGCTTTTGCAACAAGAGTCTGTGCAAGACGAAGAAGTATGGCATCGGTGGTCATGCCTCGAACGTAGATATATCAGGATTATGTGTGGTCAAATCTGAACCGCCTGTGTGGTTCTGTGACGTGGCAGGACAACGTGTCGAACTGACAACGGATGATCTGCAAACACCGCAACGATTCCAAAAAGCCTGCATGGAACAGATCCGTAAGATGCCGCCGCTAATGAAGCTGGCAGAGTGGCAGGTCATTGTGTCGATCATGATGGAAGACATGAGTGAGATCGAGGTGCCAGAAGAACTGACATACAAAGGGCAGTTCATGGATCTGCTCGAGGCGTTTTGTGATGGCCGGGTACAGGCACAGTCAGCCGAAGAGATCAGTCTGGGCAAGCCGTTCACTGATGAAGAAGACAACATGACATACTTCAAGATCGAGGCGTTGATGAAGTATCTGCGTAACAACAAGTTCGACACATACAGCCGGGGTCAGATTCAGGAGCGACTCAAGGAAATGAATTCTGGTTCCGCTGCACATGGCAAGAAACGATTTAATACAACCAAGGGTGAGTCAAAGCAGCTTCGAGTCTGGTGGGTGCCTGCGTTCAACAGAGAGATCCAAGTTCCAAGTATCGAGGTACGAGATAGTGAGGTGCCGTTCTAATGGAAACTACAATCTTCGGACCTCCAGGCACGGGCAAGACAACAAGACTCATCGAGATCGTGCAGCAAGAGCTAGACTCTGGCACACCGCCTGAACGCATAGCGTTTGTATCGTTCAGTCGTAAAGCAGCCGATGAAGCTCGAGACAGGGCGGCGGCAAAGCTGAACATGGATGTGAATCAGATGGTCTGGTTCCGCACACTACATAGCTTTGCGTTTCAGTATATGGGTTTAGCACCAAAGCAGGTCTTGATTGGCAAAGATTACACCAAGATTGGCAAGCTGTTGGGTCTTGAGTTTAGCTCGAACTCGTCAGTTACCATGGCTGATGGTTTGTTGTTCAGTCCCGGCAAGAGTGGTGATTCATACTTGTTTATTATACAGATGGCACGGGTTCGAGGAGTGAGTATCGAGCAACAGTTTAACGACGTAGCTGATCGTAGACTTCATTATCAGCAACTCAAGCTGGTAGACGAGGTGTTGCGCGACTACAAAAAAGAAACAGGCAAGGTAGATTTTGTGGACATGATCGAAGCGTTCATCAGCCAAGGTGATAGTCCGCTGCTCGATGTTCTGATTGTGGACGAAGCACAAGATCTGGTTCCGTTACAATGGCGCATGGTGCATGAGGTTATGAAGCCCAATGCCAAGCGCATTTACTACGCCGGGGATGATGACCAATGCATCTATTCGTGGATGGGCGTGGATGTAAAAGATTTCTTGAACGCCTGCCCTAACAAGATCGTGCTCGATAAGTCATACCGCTTGCCCATATCGATACATGCAGAAGCTAACAATCTGGTCAAACGTTTGCACACAAGACAGGACAAGACGTGGTCAGGCACAGAGGATCAAGGTTCGATAACATGGCACCGGGATATCACGGATGTAGATATCAGGACGGGCGAGTGGTTGATACTGGCTCGAACAAACTACATCGCAAACAAAGTGGCGAGTGATCTAAAGGATCAGGGCTATCTATACTGGCGCGAAGGATCGGGCTGGTCGATATCACCAAACGTGTTGAACGGTATCGAGATGTGGCTGGATCTGTGTAAGGGCAGGTTCCTGTCTGCGGCAGATGTCAAAAAGCTTTCAACTCTATTGTTGTCGGATGTCACTACTAAGCGAGGCAGAAAGCAATTAGGTAATCTGGATGCCGAAGAGACATACAGTTTCAGTGATGTCAAAAGCATGGGTGAGTTGAAAGCAGATATCGATACACCATGGCATGAGGTGTTGAGGGTATCGGAGAACGAGCGGATATACATTACATCTGTGCGCCGGATGGGCGAGTCTATTTTGACAGGCAAGCCGCGCATAAAGATATCAACCATACACAAAGCCAAGGGTGGTGAAGCAGACAATGTGGCTCTGCTGCTCGACTCTTCGAGGGCTTGTGCTGAGAGCAGGGATCAGGACGCGGAGATCAGGACATTTTATGTTGGCCTGACTCGTGCTCGAAAGTCTCTGCATATTATCGAATCACAATCATATCATGGGTTTCAGTTATGAAAGACAGACAATTCTTTTTGAAGACAGCAGAAGAGCTTATCAATGGTCCAAGAGCCAAGGAGTATGGCCCGGCCAGAAAGAACCACGAGCGTATTGCACAGATATGGAGCATAATACTCGAGCAGGAGATCACGCCCGAACAGGTGGTGGCTTGCATGGTGGGACTCAAATTAGCTAGATTAAGCGAAGACATGACAAAGGATGACTCATGGGTAGACATAATAGGTTATGCAGCCCTTGGAGGTGAAATCATAAACGATGGATAAGCAAATGAACCTTCTTGATATTGATGTCAAAGAAGCTGCGCTTGGTTTTGGTGATGATGAGTGGGAGCCGCCGTCATCCTTTCCTGATCTTACAGGGTATGATCGTATAGCAATCGACTTGGAAACAAGAGATCCGAACATAACAACGCTGGGGCCGGGGTGGTGCCGGGATGATGGCTATGTCATAGGCTATGCTGTAGCGGCTGGTGATTTCGTTGGCTACTATCCTGTGCGTCATGAGGATGGCAACCTGCCGGAGAAGCTGGTGGTCAACTGGCTGAAGAAACAATTAGCCACACCCAAGATCGAGAAGGTCATGCACAATGCCATGTACGATCTGGGCTGGCTGCGCTGGGCAGGGATCGAGGTTCAAGGACCGATAATCGATACCATGATAGCCGCGCCACTGCTGAACGAGAACCGTAGGTTCTACAATCTCAACTCGCTGACAGGCGAATACCTTGGTGAATACAAGAACGAGAAGATGCTACGGGCTGCGGCGGCTATGTATCATGTAGATCCGAAAAGTGACATGTGGCGACTGCCCTCGAAGTTTGTGGGCAGCTATGCAGAACAGGATGCTGCTGTGACTCTGCGTCTGTGGGACAGGCTGCGTGTGGACATCAAGCAGGATGAAGTCACAAGCATATTCGAGTTGGAATCCAGTCTGTTACCTGTGCTTCTTGAGATGAAAACTAAAGGTGTGCGTGTCGATATCGACGGGGCAGAGAAGATACAAAAGGATTTACAGATACGAGAAAAGAAACTGTTAGAAGAAATACGGGCCGATACCGGGGTGACGGTCGAGCCGTGGGCGGCTGCATCTGTGGCAAAGGCGTTCGATGCCCTTGGTCTTAAATACCATAGGACAGAAAACACGGATGCCCCCTCCTTTACAAAGCAGTTTCTTAGCAATCACACGCATCCTATCGCAAAGAAGATTGTGAAATTGCGTGAATTCAACAAGGCCAACACGACCTTTGTTGAGACAATACTTGAACATTCGTGTAATGGTCGCATCCATTGTGATTTCAATCCGCTTCGCTCTGATGAGGGTGGCACGGTGACGGGCAGATTCTCATCGAGTCATCCGAATCTACAGCAGATTCCGGCCAGAGATCCAGAGATAAAGTCTATGATCCGTGGCTTGTT